AACAGCTCCCGCAGTTGGCTGCTGGACTCCATAGTCATCATGATGGAGATATGATTTCAGACAGTTGAAGTAACCTTGCGCATTCAATGCCATTTTGGATAGTCTCCATTCATGAGGCTAATCCTTCGGCGGACTGTGGTATCTGAAAATCACGCACATCGATTTTTCCAGTGACTGCATTTGTAATTAGCGATGAGCGATATTCCAAGAGCTTTGCAATTACGCTTTCCACCTTTTTTACCTGCTCATCAACTTTGGCAGTTTTCGCATCTAGGAATCGAACAATCGTCCTCTGTTCGTCTAACCCTGGGATTGGTATCCAGATTTTCTTCAAATCATCCTGACTTAAATTGGGTTGTCCGCCGCCATTAGAAAGAGAAATAAGTATTGGGCGACGCATCCAAAGCCAGTAGTAAACAAAGCGATTGTCGAAAACCATTGGATCAGAAAAGACGCAGCATGCTTGATTGAAGGTGGCCTCTACGCCAAGTATGCCTAGTCGCCCAATCGTTGCGCCGTACATCGCAATCGCCAAACTGCCCGCCGGATAAATTTTCAGAGCAGAGTGAGAAGCAACGGCCTCGACAGTAACTTTTTGCATCGTATCAAAAATCACAGACTCTCTAAGCTCCGAGGTTGTCACCCAAGGGATGGTTCCGTCATAAAAAATGGGGTTATCACTTTTTGGTGTTGTACCGCTGCCGATTTTTCCAAAACCATGTGTCACTTTCCAAACATCCCAGTTCTCTGGAATCTTCCCCAACCACGCTACTCCCGAATCCTTCATCGACACGGATGGATCTAGCCCCTTGACGACGGCATGGCTGATTAACGCTGTGCGCATTTCGGCCAACTTATCGAGCAGAGTCTGTTGTTTAGTGATCAGTGCATCGATTTGTGCGGTCTTGAAATCGAGGAAGCACGCGATGACCTTTTGTTCTTCTACATCTGGCAACAGGACCGGAAGGTTTCCAATGGAATCCCAACTTGCTCGCGGCATCTTGCTGCCATAGGTTGAAGAATCCACAATATTGATGAAGTCACGAGACAGCATGTAGTACTTCAGAAACTCGGCATCAAGCTCATCCTTGCTTCTTATAACCAATGCTTCGCTCGAAATCAGTCCATCCTGCTGAGCCAAGTAAACTTTGGCGAGATATGGGCGCAACTTCCCGAAGAGGACATCCCCCACTACGAACGACGATGCCAGGCCTTCGCTATTGCTAATTTCACCCTCGATCTTTCTTCCAGTCCATGATTCGATATGTTCCAGGCCAAGATAAGGCAATGGCGAATCTTCGACGCTTACTTTGTTGTTGATGAGATCAGTTGAGAATTTCAGCCTCTTGATTCGCCAATGGCTAGGCTTTTTCTGCAACCATGAGACCCCCGAGCTGTCCAGCTCCTTGTATTGCGCGTACCCCATCACACCACCTCACTCAGCATGGCCATGATGTCTTTTTCGAGTTGGCTGATTTCGCCTGCGATATCTTCCAATGGGCGGGGCGGCTGATAAACGTAAAAGTGTCGGGTTATCGGAATTTCGTAGCCCACCTTGGTTTTGCTGTGGTCAATCCAAGCATCGGGCACGTGCGGTAGGACTTCAGCCTTGAGGTAGTCCTCACAGTGGTCTTTCACCAGCGCCAACAGCTTGTCGTGGCCGGTCTCGTTGTCGTAGCCCAGTGGCAGCGGCAATTCAATATCAACCGGCAGGGCCACGATTTCGGTATCGCGCAAATCGGCATCGGGTTCCGGGTTGCCCTTTGCATCCAGACAGATGTCTGCCTTGGGGTCGCGCTCAGACAGCGCTGCCAAAATCGCTTTCTTCACTGGCGCAGGAAGCTTGTTGGGTAACTTTTTCAGAGCTGCATCAAGCACAGCCTCGAATGCAGGGCGATTGCGGTACAGCCGTTTTTCATCATCTGTACTTTTACTGTCCATGCCCTGCAGGGCAGCCTTGATGGCTGCCTGTGTTTCTTGGCCTGCCGCGACTTCCGCGCGATAGGCTGCATCATCTTTACGCTTCTTGCTGCTTGCCAAATTGACAAAGGCACTCTGCTCATCGAGCTTGGCAATGCGCTCTGCGCTGGCTTGGAAGTTCAGCCGCAGCGGGCGCTCAACGGTAATCTTCAAGAAACCAAATTCGCGGTTCTCGAAGAGCTTGCTGCAAACCCGGCGTTCGGGCTTCCCGTCCACCAGCACTTCACTTTCCGCGTCGTGGTCGTGCTCAGCGTACAGGCGCACCAGTTCCCTGATGTGGTCGTCCGAGAGCTCGTTGCGCTTGTTGCCCAGGCTCTTGTCCATCTTCTTGAGGTGGCGGGTGCCGTCGATCAACTGCACCTGGCCTTGATGATGAGCGGGCTTCTTATTGGTGACGATCCAGACGTAGGTGTAGATGCCGGTGTTGTAGAACATTTGGTCTGGCAGTGCAACGACTGCATCGAGCATGTCGCGCTCGATGATCCAACGGCGGATGTTGGACTCGCCCGATCCAGCATCGCCGGTAAACAGCGGTGAGCCATTGAACACGATGGCGATCTTGGAGCCGTCACCACCAACTTTTTTTCCGTCGACCAGCTTGGGCGGCTGGTGCATCTTCGAGATCATGTGCTGCAAGAAGAGTAGCGAGCCATCGTTGATGCGCGGCAGGCCAGCGCCGAAGCGGCCGGAAAAGCCCTGGTCTTCGTATTCTTCGCGCACGAAGTCTTCTTCCGGCTTCCACTCCACTCCAAAGGGCGGGTTGGCCAGCATATAGTGGAATTTCTTGTCCGGATGGCCGTCGTGCGGCACAAAGCCGTTGGTCTTGTTCTTGGCGTCCTTGATGCCCAGAGTGTCGCCGTAGATCAGGTTGTTGATCGGCTCATCCTTGATCAGAAGGTCAGAGCAGCAGATGGCGTAGGACTCTGGATTGTATTCCTGACCGAATAGCTCGATGTTGGCCTGGGGGTTCTTAGCCATCGCGGCTTTTTCAGATTCAGACAGCATGCCGCCCGTGCCCGCAGTTGGGTCGTAGACACTTCGGTAGATGCCCGGCTCGAAGATGCCGTCTTCTCCCGTGAAGACCAGCTCAACCATCAGGCGAATGACTTCACGTGGGGTGAAGTGATCCCCAGCCTCTTCGTTGGCTTGCTCGTTGAACTTTCGCACCAGCTCTTCGAACAGGTAGCCCATCTGCAAATTGGTGATGGCCTTTGGCGACAAGTTGATGTCTGCCGAGCAGAACTCCTTGATGATCAAGTACAGGCGGTTCGCTTCATCCAACTTGGCGATCTCAGTTTCAAATTCGAACTTGTCGAAGATGTCGCGGGCGCGTGGCGAGAAGCCCTGGATGTAGGCGATCAAGTTGCCCGCGATGTTAGGTGCATCACCTAGAAGCTTCTCAAATGTGAAACCGCTGGTGTTGAACAGCTCCTGCTTGCGGCCTTCGGCAGCAATGCGGGACAGCGCCTTTTCCAGCGCAGGGCCAGTGATTCCTTTGTCTTCCAAATGCTTTTTTTCGTCTAGTACCTTCTGCTTGTTCTCTGCCAGCACCAGATCGAAGCGGCGCAAAACAATCAGCGGCAGCATGACGCGGCGGTACTGCGGCGGACGGTATGGGCCGCGAAGCTTGTTGGCGATGTTCCAGATGAAGCCGACTAGGTTTTGGTGTTGTGCGTTTTGCATTGGCGATTCCTGAATGCTGTTGAGTTTGTTGACTGCTATTTCTTGAGTGCGCTGGCCGGTGGTCTATATCCCGGCGCGAGCTTTGCGTTCTCGACGCCATACAAGGACAGCGGATCGCTGAGCCAGAGGCGGTACTGTTCTTCTTTAAGACTGTGATCGGGCGACGCATCGACGCTCCAGCGCAACAGCATGTAGCCTGCGACGGCGGCGCGAACGCGCATGCGTATCGAGCCGTCGGTCATCCCGTAGTCCATCTTGATGATCTCGGGACGGGCGAGACGTGGATGCGGCACCAAGTCCAACTCCACGATCCGCGTCCACTGGATGTCGTTGTCTGGCTGTTCCTTGGCCTGTGGTTCCTCGTCGAGCAGCGTTGGCGCTTCGATGCGGGTGACAACGAAGTCGCGGAACTCACCGCTCTTGCGATCAAAGGCCCGGACATGCCAGCGCAGGCCGGTATCCACTAGCGCGAAGGGGATGATCACCCGCTCGGACTCGCCATTGCTCATTGAGTGATAACGAATCGCCACCGGGCGCTTGGCGTGGATGGCGCGGCAGATCGGGGCCAGTACGTCCATTCGAGGGCTGCTCAACACAGCCGGCGACTCGCAGGGGAGCATGGGCTGCGGCTCGCCATTCACGCCATCACCAAACCCTAGCGAAAGCGCTGACAACACGCGCTGCAATGCATGATCGAACAAGGGCGAGAATTCTTTGCCGATCCGGTAGATCTTGCTGCTGCTGTCAAAGGTAATATTTTGAGGTGCGATTTCCCTATACATAGCCAAATCGCGTGTTGCTCCTGCAGGTGCAACTCCAAAACGACTACATAGATCTGGGCGACCAACTTCACCAAAAAAGTAAAGCCTGAAGTCGATGTAGGCCATCCGCTCACGCAGAGGTTGACTCAAACTTTTAAGGCGCTGGATGCCCATATCTAGTCAATTGATAAATAATGATCTAATCATATCATTAAAATGATGAGGTAAAGAGATGCAAATTATTATCTTGCATTTTGAAATTAATAAACGTAAAATTACTTTAAATACACAAAGGCAACCATGAACATCCCCCCGCTAACACTCACCCTCGGCCAAGTTGCTTGGATTCTTGCGCTCGGACAAGAGCCCAAGCGCCATATGCTCGACAAACTAAACTACCTGCGCCAGCTGGGTATTCCATTTGAACAGGGCCAGCGACAGCTGGGTAGTGGCAACAGGGTAAGCTATTCATATGCAGAGATGGTGGAGATGGGGGTTGGACTATGGGGGCTTATGCATGGCGTCAAGCCCAGCGTTATCACCAAATTTTTGATTGGCCAGCGCACAAGCTTGCGCGATCTCTATGTTCAAGCCCTCCTTGAACTGCCTCCAACAGCATTGGATGCGCCCTGGGTACGTAGCCGTGGCAAATCAGGGGCAGTCAGGGAAAATGACATCCTCTTACGCCTACATGATATGTATGACAAGCCTCTTGGTAAATTTGAAGTTGTTTTTCAGAAGGACTTGCAAAACAGCTCGTTTGATCAATTCGTTAACACCGTTGAAATAACAGGCTTGGGTTCACCCAAGCTCTTGATGCCTTTGACCACGATGGCTATTCAGTGGCTCGCGTGGGCTTTGCAAGCTCCACCAATCCGCCCTGGACGTAGAGCATGCAAATGAAACTAACCAAAAAAATGCAAAGGAGACTTTCCTATGCTAAATCAAACGTAATTTTACGTTTGAATGATATGTCAACCATGCAGCAAGCATTATTTAAAAGGAACACAAAATGAATGACGTAACCAGTACGCAAACCAATGACTCGACAAGACAGACACTTGGCACGCAATTTCCCAAATCCTTGCATATCGAGTATCTCCCCATCACAGCAATATCACCCAATCCGCGTAATCCACGCAACCATTCCAAGCGTCAGGTACAGCAGCTCGCAAAATCTATCGAGACATTCGGCTTCAATGTGCCGCTGCTCGTTGATCAATCAGAAATGCTGATTGCTGGACATGGTCGGTTGCAAGCCTGTCAACTGTTGGGATGGCGTGAGGTGCCTGTGATTCGACTTGAGCACTTGACCACAGAGCAGGCACAAGCATATTTGATTGCAGATAACCGCTTGACTGAAATCTCCAGTTGGAATGATGAACTGCTCGCACAAGAACTCAAGCTACTAAGTGATTTGGATCTGTCCTTTTCGCTGGACGTGATTGGCTTTGATATGGGCGAAATCGATGTACGTATCCAGAGCCTGGATGTGGTTGATGAGAACGACGCAGATCCTGCGGATGAAATTCACATGGTGTCAGGCACTCCAGTTAGCCAGCTTGGGGATTTGTGGTTGTTAGATAAGCACCGCGTCCTGTGCGCAGACAGCCTATTGGCAAACACTTACGAAATCTTAATGAATAATCAACGGGCAACCGTGGTGTTTGAAGATGCTCCGTTTAACGTCAAAGTGAATGGTCATGTTGGGGGTAAAGGAAGCATCAAGCACCGCGAGTTCGAGATGGCCAGCGGCGAGATGACTTCAACTGAGTTTCAACAATTTCTGCGAACGGTTTTGGGATACGCAGCCCAATTCAGTAAAGACGGATCAATCCATTTTCAGTGTATGGACTGGCGGCATATTGACGAGATGATGGCTGCTGGGCGCGCAGTCTATACCGAACTCAAAAACCTCTGCGTGTGGTCTAAGCATGCTGGTGGCATGGGCTCGCTTTATCGATCTCAACATGAATTGGTTTTTGTATTCAAAAACGGCACTGCGCCACACATCAATAACGTTGAGCTTGGACGTCATGGACGCTACCGCACCAACGTCTGGTCATATCCAGGAATCGGAGCCATGCGCCATGATAGTGATGAGGGTGATCTTCTAAAACTGCACCCTACCGTCAAACCGATTCGCATGGTCGCTGATGCCATATTGGATGTTTCCAATCGTGGTGACATTGTGCTCGATGGTTTTTTAGGCAGTGGAACCACACTGATGGCTGCACAGCGCACAGGAAGAATTTGTTACGCCATTGAACTCGATCCGCTTTATGTGGATACCGCGATTCGTCGCTGGCAGAAGGACGCAGGTATTGATGCCATTCACGCCCAAACAGGTCAAACCTTCACGCAGCGACAGCAACGCATCGAACAGGTGGCAACTCAACAACAGGAGGGACAATCATGACCACAGATCATCAACGCACAGAAAAAATACCCAGCCAAAATCCGAAGGATAAGCTCTGCGATGAAGTCGAGTATGACGTCGGCTATGGCAAACCCCCTCAGCACACCCGATTTAAAAAAGGTCAATCAGGCAACCCTGCAGGTCGTCGCAAAGGTCGAGCCAATTTAGGAACGCTGCTCAACAGCGTGCTGCATGCAACTGTGCAGATCAACGAACGCGGTAAACGCGTCACCAAATCCAAACTCGAAATCGCGTTGACCCAAGTAGCTAATAAGGCGGCAACTGGAGATCTCAAAGCTATTGCCATGATCACCCGCCTGGCACAATTCTCCGAGGACATAACGCGTTCTGAATTGGAGCTCCGCCTTAATGCGGATCAACAAATAACCAAAGAGATGGCGCGTGCGCTGGGGGCACGTATGGTGCTAGACCTTGCACAGAACTGCGCATTTCAACAATCCGATATTACCCATCAAAATCAAACGGGAGAGAGGTCATGATGTTGTCCGAAGATAATCTCAAAACACTCATGAGAGGCTACCTCTCCATATTTCTTGAGCGCGTTTTTCGGCAACTCGATCCAGGTGCGCAATATATACCCAACTGGCACATCGATCTAATTGCCTACAAACTTGAACTCGTGCTATCAGGACGCATCAAGCGTCTGATCATCAATGTGCCACCGCGATCTATGAAATCAATGCTGGTATCGGTTGCTTTGGTGGCTTGGGCACTAGGACATGATCCTAGAAAACGATTTATCTGCGCCAGCTATGGTCAAGATTTGGCTGACAAGCTAGCACAGGATTTCCGTGCGGTCGTGCAAAGTCAGTGGTACTGCGATTTGTTCCCCACGCGTCTCAAAGGCAGCAGACCAGCCATTGCGGATTTGATGACCCAAGAGGAAGGCGGAAGATTTTCGACCTCCGTGGGTGGAGTTATGACGGGGCGTGGCGCAGACATCATGATTTTTGACGATGTCATGAAACCAGAGGAGGCGCTCTCTGATTTGCGTCGCAAGAGTGTCAACGAATGGGTGGGTCATACAGCGCTCAGTCGATTAAACGACAAACGCGAAGGTGCTGTCATCGTGGTCATGCAACGTTTACATGAAGATGATCTTGCTGGTTATTTGATGGCCCAAGGTGGTTGGGAAGTTCTCTCTTTGCCTGCCATAGCCGAAGAAGCCGAGGTGTTCGAATATGAAACTCTCTATGGCTCTCAGCGGCATACACGCGAGCCCGGGGATGTGCTACATCCCGAACGCGAACCCATTGGCACCCTTCAAGCCATCAAAACGCAAATCGGGGAATATAACTTTGCTGGGCAATACCAGCAAAGGCCAGCGCCGTTAGGTGGTGCGATGGTACGAAATGACTGGCTGTGCTACTACGATGAAAATGATTTACCCGCTCACTTTGACATGGTTTTGCAAAGTTGGGATACAGCCAATAAGGAATCAGAGCTTTCTGATTTTTCAGTCTGCACAACGTGGGGAATTACCGAAGGCAGACTCTACCTTATCGATGTTCTACGTGAAAAAATGGAGTACCCCAGACTCAAGCAAGCGGTACTTAGGCAATTGCAACGCTTTGAGCCCAATAAAGTGCTTATTGAAGATCAAGCATCAGGAACGCAGTTAATTCAAGAACTCCGCGCACAAGGGCAACACAAAATCATTGGCATCAAGATCCATGGAAGCAAAATCATGCGCCTGAATGCCCAGACCTCGGTATTTGAAGCTGGCCAAGTCTGGTTGCCGACACAAGCGCCATGGCTAGATGCTTATCGACATGAATTACTAACCTTTCCGGGATCCAAGCATGATGACCAGGTAGATTCCACAACCAATGCATTGCAATATCTTGCAATGCACGGCATAGAGCCAGGCTTGCTTACCTATATGCGTGAAGAAGCAATGCGCCACGGCTGGCGCCCCCGACAATAATCACGGACAAATTTAGAACTTCAAATCCGTATCAGGCACGTAACCTGGATCGAGCAATTGGTACAGTGGCAACCCTAAGACCGCCGCCAAGCGAGCCATGTTGTCTACTGAAATATTGCGCTCACCCAATTCCACGCCGCTCACGTAACTACGACTCATTCCTGAGCGTAAAGCCATTTCTTCTTGGGAAATCTCAAGCCAACGACGACTGCGACGCAAATTGCGCGCAAACATCAAGCGCTCAGCACTGGGTCCAACTTGCCCATCATCCGGACTGCGGATGGGCCGTCACTTTACGTGAATGAAGTACTTGAAATGGATCTGGGCACTAAACTGTACTTTACTACCCAGATCCATTAACCCATCAGGCAAGCGGGTAAATCAGCAATCTGCATCAGACCATCCCCCGCTAAAACACTCAAAAATCTTGGTTACTGACGATGGCTTATCACCTTAAACAATAGGCACCCTTTTGGAAAATTTGCCGAGTAAATTGCGCTGCGCCTACTCGGCCCCAAAGTTGCCAACACACTACTGACTTTTTCTATGGCAGCATATACTTTTCCAGCAACGCTTCGAGGCGTTTACTCACTGTTGGCGTAGAGTATTCGCCGCCCTCTAACCAAGATTGAGAGTCTAGATACATCTGCGCTTG